TGCGGTCACGAGTGGGGCGAGATATCAGTCGGATCTTCACTGGTTTTTTGCGGCACGAATTTGGCGAAAACGCATTCTCCGTCAAACGACACCAACACAACCATCAAACACAGCTTCAGGAGACAGTCAATTGAGTCTGCTCAGTACTATTCAACGCGGTAAACAGTCGCTGCCACCGCGGATCATGCTCTATGGCGTCGAAGGCATCGGCAAGTCCACCTTCGGTTCGCAGTGCCCAGCCCCCGTCTTTATTCAGACCGAAGACGGACTGGCTGAGATTGACTGCGACAAGTTTCCGCTCGCGACAACGTTCGACGATTTTATCAGCTACCTCAACTCGCTGCTCAGCGAACGCCACGATTACCAGACGATCGTCATCGACTCTCTCGACTGGCTCGAACGTTTGATCTGGGACGATCTCTGTCGCCAGTACAGCGTCGCATCGATTGAAAAAGTTGATGGTGGTTACGCGAAGGGCTACACACATGCGCTCTCGCACTGGCGTCATCTGCTCGGCCTCCTCAACCGCCTGCGGATGGAACGTGGCATGATCGTGGTTTGCATTGCCCATGCGAGGGTGGAGAAATTTGAAGACCCGGAAGCCATGGCTTACGACCGCTATTCCCCTCGCTTGCACAAACACGCCTGCAGCCTTGTTTGCGAATGGGCGGACGCCGTCCTGTTTGCCACCCGCAAGATTCGCGTGCAGCAGGAAGATGCCGGGTTCAACCGCAAACGCGGGGTCGCTCACAGCATCGGCAAAGATGGTGGCGAACGCATCCTCCGCACCATCGGCGGACCGGCATGCGTCGCCAAAAACCGCTTCGGACTTCCGGAGCAGCTGCCACTGTCATGGCAATCATTTATGGAAGCACTGGCAGAGCCTCAGCCATCAGCTGGCGGTTCTACCTGACGCAATGTGTGAACTGAATGTCTGAACGAACCAGTTTTAGGAGCAATTGAATGGCGTATCTGAACGGATTTAATGCATCGGAAGTCGAACCAGCCGCTCGCTTTGAAGCGATCCCAGCCGGGAAGTATGAGGCGATCATCGTCGACTCAGAACTGAAACCAACGAAATCCGGCACTGGACATTACCTGCAGCTGAGTTTTCAGATTCAGGAAGGTGACTGCAAAGGTCGCATCATCTGGACGCGACTCAACCTCGACAACCCCAACGCTACTGCTGTCAAGATCGCGCGCAGCGAATTGTCTGCCATCTGTCACGCGGTCGGTGTGATGGAGCCGAAAGACTCCGTCGACCTCCACAACCTCCCGATGGTGATCGACGTTAAGTGCCGCAAGCGTACGGACAGCGACGAGATCACCAATGAGATCTCCAGCTACACGAAGCGGGAAGCAACCGTGCGAAGCCCCAAAGCCAGTGTGCCCGGAGCAGCGGCACCGTGGAAACGCTGATCTTGGAATTGCCCAGCCCGCCGTCAGTCAATCACTACTGGCGGCGGGTCGGCGCGAGAACTCTGATCAGTCGGCAGGGACGGCTGTTTCGCGAACGCGTGTGTGCTCAACTCGCCGCCGCTCGCGTGCAGCCACTTGCCGGTCCGCTGGCCATCGAGGTTGACGTCTACCCTCCGGACCGTCGTCGCCGTGACCTCGATAACCTTCTTAAGAGCCTCCTTGACGCGCTTGAACACGGCCACGCCTACCACGATGACTCACAGATCGCCCGCATTCTGGTGGAGCGAAAAGATGTCACGCCCGGCGGCAAAGTCACGGTCCGGATCAGCCAATACCCAGTTCCGTAACAACCTCGTGATCCCGGCAAGGTCAGGCATCATGCTGCGTGCATATCAAAATGAAGCCGTGGAGGCGGCTTATCAATACCTGCGAGATCGAGACGACAATCCCGTTCTCGTCCTGCCCACCGGGGCTGGAAAGAGCTGGTGCATCGCAAAAATCGCCACAGATGCGGTCACGCAATGGCATGGCCGAGTGCTGGTCCTTGCTCATCGCAAAGAGCTGATTGAGCAAAACGCCGAAAAAATCCGTCGGCTCTGCCCCGGTCTTTCTGTCGGCATCTACTCCGCTGGACTCAATTGTCGCGATATGAACACACCGGTGCTTGTTGCCGGCATTCAGAGCATTCACAAACTCGCCTGTCAACTCGGCCCGTTCGATCTGGTCGTCGTCGATGAGTGCCAGCTGATTGCCGTCAGCGGAGAAGGTATGTACCGGCGATTCCTCCGAGACGCAAAGGTCATCAATCCACACTTGCGAGTGATTGGACTGACTGCCACGCCCTATCGTGTTGACTCCGGTCCCATCTGCTCCCCCAACCACTTCCTCAACGCCGTCTGTTACGAAGTCGGCATCCGCGAACTGATCCGAGACGGATTTCTCAGTCCACTCATTTCCAAAGCCGGCAAAACGCGTGTCGACACGGACAGCCTGCGGATCCGTGGCGGTGAGTTTGTGGCGGAAGAAGTCGAACAGCTGATGGATGACGATCAGCTTGTACAGGCGGCATGCAAAGAAATTCTGTCACTGACGGCCGATCGAAAATCCGTGCTGATTTTTACATCCGGAGTGCATCATGGGCAGCACGTGCAGGCAGTTCTGCAGAAGCACGGAGCGGAGTGCGGGTTCGTCTGTGGAGACACACCTTCCCGAGAGCGAAATGAAATCCTCGCTCGATTTCGCGGAACTGAGCAGCAGAGCCTGTTGAAGACGCCTTCACTGAAATACCTGGCAAATTCCGATCTGCTCACCATCGGCTTTGATTCTCCGCGCATTGACTCCGTTGTGCTGCTGCGGCCGACCATGTCCCCCGGTCTGTATTCCCAGATGGTGGGGCGCGGCTTCCGTCTGGCCCCCGGAAAATCGGACTGCCTCATCCTCGATTTTGGTGGCAACATCGTCCGGCACGGGCCTGTGGATGCCATCAGCGCAATCGCAAAGGAGGTCACCAACGGTAAGGCGCCGATAAAGGAATGCCCAAACTGTCAAGCCGTGGTTCTTGCAGGCTACAGCCAATGTCCGCAATGCGCTTACATTTTCCCGCCGCCGGAAAAGCAGAAGCACGAGCATAAAGCCAGTGAGGCAGGGATCCTCACTGGCCAGCATACCGATGAACGTCACGAAGTTCTGGATGTGCTGTATCGTGTACACAGCAAGAAAGACGCCCCTGCTCATGCTCCGCGGTCGCTTCGAGTGGACTATCAATTGGGACTGGACTACTGGCATTCGGAGTACGTCTGCCTCGAACACACAGGATTTGCGAGACAGAAAGCGGAAGAGTGGTGGCAGGCACGAAGTCCGATCTCAGTCCCTGCGACAGCAGATGAAGCCAACCAGCTTGCCCGATGCGGACAACTGAGACCGACTCACGCAATCGTCATTCGCAGAATCGCCGGCGAGCGATTTTCGCGAATCATCAAATATGAACTCGGCGAATTCCCAGATGAGCCTCTTGAGGAATCAGCGGCTTACTCCGGTCTTGATGATGACGTGCCGTTCTGATGGAGTTGATGCCAGCTATGGACGAATTTCTTCACGAATTATTCGACGCCGGCCTTGCCTCCGGTTGTCAGATCTCGCTGTTCACTGTGCCTGAGAAACGCGCACGTCGATTCTCCAGCATTCCTGCCGCCGTTCAGGTAGCTCAGACACTGGCAACAACGCAGAATGTCTATTTCAATGTCGGAATGATTGCCGGGGAACCAAAAGGTCGTGGGAAAGCTGAAGATGTCAGCGCGATCGTGGCACTTTGGGCCGACGTGGATTTCCAGAGTGCTGCTCACGCAAACCACAGCCTGCCAGCTGACGCAACCGATTTTGAACGCCTGATCCCCGAACTTCCACTGCCACCATCGCTTGTCGTCGATAGTGGAAACGGCCGGCATCTGTACTGGCTCCTGCGTGACCCGTGGCTTTTCGCTGACAAAGATGACCGCAGCCGCGGAACCCTGTTCGCCAAAGGCTGGCACGAGATGGTCTGCCGTGCAGCCAGCCGCCTCGGATGGTCCCTCGAAAACCTCGGGGACATCACCCGTGTTCTCCGACTGCCTGGCACAGTCAACAGGAAAGACTCGCAGTCTTTGAAGCCCGTCACGATTATTACCGCCGACTGGAGCCGAAGATACAGCCTCGATGACTTTGAGCCATTCCTGCCGGTTGAACAACCGCAATCAGTGGACGTACCGCAATCTGCAGATTCATCACCACAACTTTCTGGATTATCGCTGCTGCCTGATTCTGAGCCGCCCGGTGACAAACTGGTGTCAGCGATACTGGAGAGCTCCGTGTTCAGGGAAACATGGGATCACGCCCGCGCGGATCTCGGTGACCAGTCTGCCAGCGCTTACGACCTGAGTCTGGCAACGATCGCGATGATGCGCGGCTGGAGTGACCAGGAAGTGGCCCGTCTGATCATCGCCTGGCGCCGGCGGCATCGCGAATCGCCGGAAAAGGCACTTCGGGTCGACTACATGTCCAGAACGCTCCAGAAGGCCCGCAAAGCCACTGTGACCGAAGATTCTGCTGTCGACCTGTCCGGCTTTATGATGCGGCCACAGGCTAACCCAGAGGTTTCAACACTGCCGCCAGATCCTGGTCCGATGCCGGAATCCCTGTGTCACATTCCGGGGTTTGTCTCAGAGGTGATGGATCACTGCCTGGAGACTGCGCCATACCCCAACGTCGCGCTGGCGTTCTGCGGAGCGCTGGCACTGCAGGCGTTGCTGGCCGGCCGCAAGGTCCGTGACGAGGCGGACAATCGGACCAACATTTATCTCCTCGCTCTCGCGTTCTCCGCCGGCGGGAAGGACTGGCCACGGAAACTGAATACAAAAATCCTGCACGAAGTTGGGATGCTGGGATCGCTGGGAGACAAATTTGCGTCCGGTGAAGGTATTCAGGATTCTCTGTTTCTTTCACCCTCGCTGCTGTTCCAGACTGATGAAATTGACGGGATCGTCCAGTCTATCAACAAATCCCGCGACGCCCGTTACGAGAACATTCTCGGAACACTGCTGACCATGTACTCCAGCGCTAACAGCATGTACCCCATGCGTCGAAAAGCCGGCAAGGAAGCGCCGGGAGTAATTGACCAGCCATGCCTCGTGGTGTACGGCACAGCCGTCCCGACGCATTACTACAACGCGCTGTCAGAGCGAATGCTGACCAACGGCTTTTTCGCCCGCATGCTGATTGTTGAGGCCGGATGTCGCAGCAACGGCCAGGATGCGAAAATCATCAAGCCATCCAGTCGCATTCTGGAGACAGCTCGCTGGTGGTCGGAATTTGCTCCCGGCACTGGAAATCTGCAGGCATGGCATCCAGTTCCACAGGTCGTAGATGCAACTGCCGATGCTCGCGACTTGCTCAGACAGTCCAGAATAGCTGCTGAAGTCGAATACAGCGAAGCAGAGAAACGGAACGATGCTGTAGGGACCACCGTCTGGGGACGAGTGCATGAGCAGGTACGGAAACTGTCGTTGCTCTACGCCATCAGTCTCGATCACGTGGCTCCAGTCATTGATCACGCAGCAGTGGAGTGGGCGACCAGTTTCGTGACCCACCAAACGAAGCGGATGCTGTTTATGGCTCACGGGCACGTCGCTGAGAATCCGTTCCACAGCGAATGCCTGAAGTTGATCAGAAAACTACAGGAATCACCAGATCAGCAACTGGAGCACAGCGTGTTGCTTAAGCGTATGAAAGTGGACGCACGAACGTTCACTGAGTTGATCACAACACTGGAGCAACAGGGCGATATCTGCTCCATCATCCGGTCAACACCAGGCCGTTCGCATCGCGTGTATCAGTTGATGCGAAAAATGGAGACGGTGAAAGAAGGGGGGTGAAACAAGTCAAAGGTGAAAGTAGTCAGGTGAAAAATGGGGTGAAGGAGGGTCAAAAAGGTGAAAGAAGGTGAAAGAAGGGTGAAAGAAGTAAATGCAAAAAGACTGTGTTTTTATTATATATATATCTTCTTTCTCTCTTTCACCCGTACCCCCACACGCACGCGTACGCGAGGCCGCACGCGAGGGGGGGTGAAAGAAGAAAGAAGTTTTTTCTGCAATGCGCTAACCAACGTGGCCAATAGGTACTCCCCCGTGTGTTTGGTCTTCCCGTACCCTGGGGAACAGTAGCAACAGTCGGCAGAGTTTGTTTTCCCGGTCCGCGAAATCCTGCAAACCAGCCAAACCACACAATCGACCCAAACAACCAACCACCAATCGATCCATTCACCCACACAGCCACCGACTGAACGAACCCTTTCCATTTCCCTGCGTTCTCAGGAAAGGTTCAGTCATGAAAGTCGAGCAATGGCAGCTGTCTCAGCTGCGTCCGTACGAACAGAATCCCCGGAACAACGATGACGCAGTCGACACGGTCGCTGCCTCCATCCGGGAGTTCGGGTTCCGTCAGCCGATCGTGGTCGACGAGAACGGTGTGATCATCGTGGGGCATACCCGGTTCAAGGCGGCACAGAAGCTGCGTTTGACCGAGGTGCCTGTGCATGTGGCCAGCGGGTTGTCGGCCGAACAGATCCGGGCGTACCGGATCGCTGACAACAAAAGTTCCGAACTGGCGGAATGGGATTTTGACCTGCTGCCCGTGGAGCTGGCGGCGTTGAAGGACGCGAACTACGACATCGGGCTGCTGGGCTTTGATGTGGACGAACTGGCCCGCATCATGAATCCGGAACTCAGGGATGGCCTGACGGATCCTGACGACATCCCGGCACCACCGGATGCAGCCATCACGCAGCCCGGCGACCTGTGGATTCTGGGCGACCACCGTCTCCTGTGTGGCGACAGCTCAAAGCCGGAGGATCTGGATCGCCTGCTCGGCGGTCAGGTGATTCATCTGGTCAACATGGATCCTCCGTACAACGTCAAGGTGGAGCCACGGTCGAACAACGCGATCGCTGCCGGCCTGTCGTCGTTCCAGGGCACCACGCACCACCAGTCGATGGACGTGGCCCGGCACCCGGGGAAGGCCAAGGCGACCCAGAAAAAACTGCGAGCCAAGGACCGTCCGCTGGCAAACGACTTCGTCAGCGAACAGGAGTTCGATCGACTGCTGGATGCGTGGTTTGGCAATGCCTCGCGAGTACTCCAACCCGGGCGTGGATTCTACATTTGGGGTGGGTATGCGAATTGTGCCAACTACCCGCCGTTCCTGAAGAAGCACGAACTGTACTTCAGCCAGGCGATCATCTGGGACAAGATGCACCCCGTCCTGACCCGCAAGGACTACATGGGAGCGCACGAGTGGTGCTTTTACGGTTGGAAGGAAGGCGCAGCGCACGTCTACCTCGGGCCCAACAACGCCACCGACCTGTGGCAGGTCAAGAAGGTGAATCCGCAGTCGATGGTTCACCTGACAGAGAAGCCCGTGGAACTGGCAGCTCGGGCGATGCAGTACTCATCGCGGGTCGGTGAGAACGTGCTCGACCTGTTTGGGGGCTCGGGCAGCACGCTGATGGGTGCGGAGCAGACAGGCCGGCATGCGTTCCTGATGGAACTGGATCCCTTGTATTGTGATGTGATAGTTCAAAGATGGGCAAAGTTCACGGGGAGGAAAGCGGAACGGGAATGCCAAGTCGCTGAAGCAGCAACTGCATCTGACTGACCTGAAGGTTCCCCGGGTTCTGTGTGCCGGGAATACGCCCGAACGCTGCGATGAAATCCTCGTTCGAAACAACTGGCGCTGTCCAGGACAGGTTTGAGAAGAGCTTTTCGCAGATCGCAACGTTCGGGCACCTTCGGGATCGCTTCATGTACTGGTCGTTCCAGTGATTTTGAAGCTGCAATAACGAGTCCGGCAGATAGAGGTGTGCATCTCGATGCTGGCGATGACTCTGCTCGATGGGCACGCACGGGTTACCCGTCACCATGCAATTCGAGGGGAGCCTCAATCCACGGGATTCATACCAACTGGCGGCATCTTCGTGCGAGTCGAGTACGTCCGTGACACGCAAAACGCTGGTCAGCCTTCTTTGCTTGGTCCCCTGACCGAACCGTCCACTCTTCGTGACATGAACGACAAGATCACCAACTCTCAAACGAGATACAAACTTTGAGCCTCGACACAAGCCCGAGATGGCTGGATGTGGATGCTCAAAATCAGGTTCCCGTCGGATCGAGCCGTCAATGAACGGCTGAAGGTTCAATTCTTCGCAGGCCGCTCGCCCGTCAGCGGAACCCACGAGAGGCATATAGGACACCAAAAATGAACGCGACATGCTGGCTTTTCTCGATCGTGTCGAATATCCGTCTGTCTTTGCGGCTGGTGGTCTCAGACAATTCGTCCGAGTTGGCTGAGGTCCATCCCGCTCAGGCTGTTGGCGGCGATCATGTGTTCCCGCAGCAGGGGGTCTGTTTCGCTGGTTCCGGCGTGTTGTTCAAGGGCTTGTGCCAGGTTGTTCAGGCCTTCCATCGCCTTGTAGTACGCTTCGCGAATCTCCTGGAAGGCCTCTGGGCTCAAGGCCTTCAAGGCGTTTCGCAGGTCTGTGGCGTTCTGGTTGTTTGCGGTGGTCTTCATCGTTTGGTCTCCGTTGCGTCTGGTGTTTCGTATCCGACTCGCGACGACACACATTTCGCATGTTTTCGGAGACAACTCAACTGCATTCGAAAGCAATTCCGCAGTCTTTTGACAGGTTTCTGCGGAAGCCCGACCGGCCCCCCATTCGCCTCAGTTCTGGCCGGCGGCAAGGTGGTTCAGCATCTTCTGGGTTTGGATCAGGCTTTCGAGGCGATCGCGGGCTTCTTTCGCGGCTCGTACGTCGCTCTCTGCGGAGCCGATCCACATCAGACTGCAGGGCGCGTCGTTCATCAAAGCCTCGCAGTTGGTCACCGCCTCCTGCGCCCGCCACATCATGGTGTCTGCGGCCTCCTTCAGCTGCCGCCGAGCGTCTTCGATCTCCCATTTGACCGTTTCGAGTCGTACTGCCAGGCGTGCTTCGATGGTTGTTTCCATGGTTCTGTTCCCTTCAAGAAAATCGTTTGTGGTGAAACCTGCGACGACACACATTTCGCATGCTTTCGCAGACAACTCAACTTGATTCGAAAGCAATCCAGATGGAATTCCACATGTTTTCAAACCGCCTGCCAGACCCCCCAGAACGCGATCTGCGGGCCCGCAGCGTGCTGGCGACGTCGGACTCGCGTTGAACGACAATCGCCCCACGTGGGCGAACGTGGGGCGTCTGGTGTTGCGGGTGTTGCCAGCCAGTTATTCCCGAACGACCCCGCGCAAACGGGCGGCTGTCCGGATCCGGATCAAACGCCCGGTTTCCAGGTTTGTGGCGTTCCACCCGGTGTTCGGATGCGGTGCGTCAATCCGCACCCGGACGCGCTGCCCGCTGACCTTTGCGAAATACACACCGCCCACGACCACGTCCTTCTTCTGCATGGCACCAATCTCCCGTGTTCAGAATCCCAGACCTTCAGAAAACGACCGGAGCACAACCTCCGGAGCGACCAACCCGGGCGACCTCTGCGTGTCGCCCGGGTCCGTGGTTCAGGCGGCTCAGGCCACCCGGTCGTATTTCTGTGCGAGTTCGGTGAGTTTCGCCTTGATCATCCGCCAGTTCGGGGTGGATCCGTTGTCCGCGAGTTCCCCGAAGGTCTTCCCGCGAAGGTCGCCCTTGTACCATCCCTTGGTCCATCCCAGGCGGTAGAAGAGTCGGTTGAGTTCGGTCTCGCCCATCCCGGCACCCGGTTTGTCCCAGCAGCTGCGGGTGCCTTCTTTCTTCGTGTAGTCCCATCCCGAGCAGCGTCGTACGGTAAGGGCGAGTTCGACCAGGCCAAGGCACATCATCAGGTATCCCATCACCTTGGTCTTGTTGAGCGTTCCGGCGAAGGCCCGGAATTCGATTCGGTTTCGCCCGTGTGCGAGGTGCGTCAGGTTGATGATGTGGTAGCGGTCGACCTCGCAGCGTCGTTTGGCCTGGTCTTTGTCTCCGTAGTGTTTGATCTGCTTCGTGTAGGTGGCCTGTTCGCGGCGGCGGGTTCCGGTGCTGGCGAAGATCGCCTTCTCATGGTTTCCGACCAGGCTGATCAGGCGGGCGAGGGCGGCGGCGTCGCCCGTCCATTCGATCGTGATGTGCAATCCGCAGCTCGCGTTGACCTTCGCCCCGTGTTCGTTGATCCGGTCGATCGCCTGGCAGACCTGTTCCATCCCGGCGGCTCCCCGCAGTTTGGGGCTGACAAATTCGCATCCCTTCCGGAAGGCGTTCTCCGGGTGGATGCTGCTGTCGCGTTCGGCTCGCCAGCCTTCCGGCAGCCAGGGGACCTGCACCCCGTTGTGGTAGGCTCCGATCGGTGTGGTGTCGCTGTTGGGGAGCGTTGTTTCGAATTCAATTCCGAAGGCGATCTCGTTGACGTTCATCTGCGTTTCTCCGTGGTTGGGTGTGTCGTTCGTTTCGAAGCCCCGTGTGCTTCGCGTGACACACATGTGCCATGGTTTCGGAGACAACTCAAGGCCGTTCCGAATCAATTTCGCAGTCTTTTTCCTCGTTTTTCGCAGGTCTCGACAACGCCCGGAGAGGCCCGCTGCGACGGCTCCCCGGAAGTCCGCCTGGACATCGCGAATTCGCGAGCCAGGCGACCACGGGCCACCTGCGGCCCGTGGTGCCGATCCTCTGCCGATGCCCCCTATCGCACCACGGCACGACGTCCGTGCTGGTGTGCCAGACGCAGTGCCGCCAGCACCTGCTGCACCCCGACCTCGTGGAAGTCGAGCCGGTCGCTGCCACGGGTCTCCAGCGTCGGGATTCCGAGCACACGTTTGGCAATGGACGTCAGTTCGGCATCCGTCTGGATTTCAAACTCGCAGCGTTGCTGGCCTTCCCGGCAGCACGGTTCCTGCTCCTCGCGGCACGTCTCAAGAGCCCGTTTCCACAACGCCGCAGCCTGGGGCCACGCACCCGCGCGTTCGGCGGATTCCGCCTCGTCAATAAAGTCGTCCGCCGTCAACGCACTGCTCATCTCCCGATCTCCCATGCTGAACCAGAAAAACGACGTGCGTCCCGCTGACGCACGTCGGTCACCCACCACGACCCGGTCAGGCGTTTCGCAGCGCGAACTGTCCGCGTTCGGTTTTGACGAACCGGGCGTTTTCCCCTTTGGTCTGCAGTTCCCGCAGGATGGCGGAGTACAAAGTGGCGTGCGGTGTCTTGCCGCCGGGGCTCTGCCAGTACCCGCTGGCCGCCATGGCCTCGACCATCTGTTTGGCGTTCATGGTTCCGCCGGCGTCCTGCAGAACCCGGGCGGCGGCATCCAGCTGGCTCATGCTGCCCGGGGTGTCGGTGGTTGTGCCGGCAGCCGCAGCGACCTCGGCCTTCTTCGGCCGACCTCGCTTTGCGGGGGTCGCCACCGCGGTGGTCGTGGCGGTCGTGGTGGATGCGGTGTCGTCGGACTTGCGATTCTTCTTGGCCATGGTCGTTTGCCTTTCGGGCAGAGGTTGAAAAGACAGGACTTCGACCCACATGGCCGAAGACCAGGACGTCTCTTTGATCCGGCGGGCGTTGAACGTTCGCGTTTCGCCATCCGGGTTTGTGAATTCCACCAGCGTCGCCCCGTTGTCGATCCGGACGCGAGCCCGGCATTCGTTCACCATCAGCAGCGTCGCTGTCAGGTCCAGTTCGGGCACCCGGAATCGGGTGCCGGGTTTCAGGCAACTCAGGCGTGGCATGTCGTGGCTCCCGGTTCAGACCAGATTCCAGGCGGACTTGGATCCGTACCCGAGTTGGGTGCCTTCGAGGATGAAGACCACCTCCGGCGGAGCGTCGTCATCGTCGTCTTCCGCATCCGCCCGGTGAATCTCTTCCGAGCTCACGATCCCGCCAATGGTCGTCTCGAACGGCCATGTCGGTTGGGTCATCAAGCGGACTTCGCAGTCTGGTCCGTGGACCTCGAGGAGTTCTTCCAGGCGTTCGATCAGTTCTTGAATCATCATGGTCGTTGTCCCTTTCGTTCAGCGTCCAAAGGTGTGTTCTGCAATCCCGGCGGCGAGGAAGTCGACGATCGCCTTCGCGTCGGGTGTGGTGGGTTCGAGGTCCCATCCGCGGTCGAAGCTGGCGACCTCTTTCTTGTCCGTCTGGCGCTGCAGCCAGAGTTTGCTGATCCGGCTGGTTCCAAGTTCGTACTCTTCGCTCTCTGCGTGGTCTGCGAAGACCAGGACCTGAAAGCGGTGTCCGTTGATCGTGCCCTCCACCCAGGTTCCGCCAATCCCGCCATCGCGTGGTGTGGTCTTGCGGATCTGCAGGTCGTTTCCGATCTCGTTCTTCGTGGTCTTGCGGGCCATCTTCGTGTCCTTTGCGTTTGGGGAACCAATCGTTCAACGACGACACACTTACCTCCGGCTTGCGGATCAGATCCACTGCTTTCGCATGGTTTTTTCCTCAATTTCAGCAGCTTTCTGGGGGTGGTCGCATGAGTTCCCCGACACCGCGGATTGATCCGCAGAAAATGGCGCCCGACGAGGCCGCCCGGCTGTTATCCCGGATCGCCGGGAAGCCGATTTCCGAGACCACGATCCGGAGCGATATCACGCGTGGAGCCCCGACCAATGCGGATGGATCGTTGAATCTGGTCGTTTACGGTGCGTGGCTGGTGCGACAACTGGCGGAAGGAGAGTCCCATGGCGATTGATCCACGAAACCTGCGACCGGGCGAACTCTGTCGTCTGCTGAATTCCACGCCACTTGGGACTGTGATCAGCGAACGCCAGCTGTACCGCCATCGCACACGTGCGGGCCTGCGGCTGGGTGAGGGGAATCGGATCGATCTGCTGCGGTATGTGGCGTGGCTGGTGGAAGAGGTCCACAAGCCTCGGGAAGCGGCTGCCAGCACCGATTACGAGGTGCTGAAAGAGCGTGCCCGGGCTCGCAATTCGGCCATCGCACGTGCGGGTCGTGATATCGGTGAGTTGCCTGGGGTCGTTGATTCGGATCGCCGCCAGCGTGCGGCGGAGAGTTTTCAGACGTTCTGCGAAGCCTATTTCCCCCGCACCTTCCATCTGGCGTTCTCAGACGACCACCGGAAGGTGATCGCAAAGATCGAAGAAGCTGTACTGTACGGCGGTCTGTTCGCCCTGGCAATGCCTCGCGGCAGCGGGAAAA